ACGTACCACCAAGCAGATAGCGTCCGAGCAGAATTTCATTAGCTTCTGCACGGTGCGTATTCGCTTCTGTCATGTAGTCTATAAAACTCACCAAGGATCTCCCGTAAACTTCATTGACGATGCCATAGCCTGAGACTCATATTTAGCCCGCATCTTCATGATTCTTTTACCACCCGCAGTGACTCCGACGGCATCATTACCGACCTTCTCTAGCTTGATCTTTTTCGTCTGGAGCGCGGTCGATTTCGAATTCTTGAGCGGATCTGAGATCGTCGAGGTAAACGGAGGCTTGTTACTATGCCCTGTCACCTTGATGTAAGGAGGTCTAATAACGTCGCCTACGTCCATCCAGTCGGTCATTAAGTAATCCCGCAGCACTTTGGGCTTCAAGGTCAGTAGTTTTTTCAAAAAAGCGTCTCGCACCTTTTTTAGTGTCGCGTCCCGCGCTATATTAGCTGACTTTACTAGGGAGGGCTTCTTCCGAATCTCCTGTTTCCTTTTTGACTTAGATTCTGAAAGTCGGTGCTTTTTGATGAATAGTGCTTCTTGCTTGTCTACAACGGATTTAAGCTTAATATTTAACGCCTTGTCTACGGTACCCATCCCAGGGTTCTTGAAGCCAATATCGCCCTTCCCCTGGGTAGACTTAGCAGACACTCCGAGAAATTGTTTGTCTGAGAATAGCAGCAATGTGTCTGTGGGATTCTTTCTAGAATCGACATCATAGCCGACTGCTTTCGATAGAATACCAGGACGAGCTGTCCACCAGACCTTTGTGACCTTCCCCTTATACTCATTGGCTTTCGCCCACTTCAGGGTATCAACTGCCATGACCTCGGCGCGCTTAGACTGAATAGCATACCACTTCTCGCCGACCTTGTCCTTTTTGATGTTTAGCTGCTTCTTCGCGTCGGCAGCGAGCTGGAAGCCTGTCCACTTACCACCCAATATGAAATAGCCTAGAAGGATCTCATTGATATCAGCTTGATCTGTATTCGATGACATTCTGATCCCTTTTAGAAAAAACCCGCCAGGTGCGCTTCAAGGAGAGGCGTGGCGGGTATTGTTTCACTTAACCGATAGCTAGACTTTACTCGTCGTCTTTGTTCGCTGCCTGTCCCCAGTTAGCGCCGAGAAAGTTGATGATCTTTAACAGTACATCGGCAACTTTATTGTCTGTGCTATTCTTGGTTGCTGTTGCGATAAGAGCAAACACACCAACAATGCTCGTTGCGACTTCTACTACCAGCCAACTATTTTCTAGTAACCATTCCATTTCGAACTCCTTAACGTTAATAACGCAAGTATTTATAATCCTTGTATACTTGAAAAGTCCTTCTTCGCCGCTTTTCCGAATTTCGTCGCGTCAAACGCTGGTGTGTCTGCTGCTTCCTGGGTGATATTGACCTGCGCAGCCTGCTCACAGTCAAACAGACGCATCTTAGACTTGTCCATTCCTACCACAAATCTGCGATGTTTGTTCTCGTCGGCATAGCGATTCTTGAGCTGCTTCATCATAATCTGGCCCAGATCTTGGAGCTCCGGGGTCGTAATCAGAGCAATGAATAGATCACACGTTGCGGGGAGACCGAAGCTCTCAGATGTATTCTCCATGCCCATATCGGACGAGCCAAAACCTTCTCGATTCACCTGAGTTGCCGAGATCATGGTGACTTTCTTCTCGACGCCCAGACCACGGAGTTCTTCTGCAATTGCCTTAACATATCCGTACGAGTTCGTTGTGCCCATTTTAATTCTGGACGACATGCAGATATTGATGTAATCAACTATCACGACCGCTGGGCTAAAATTCTTTTTGAGGATTAACTCGTTCAGGAGGTGCCTGAAATGCGCTGCCCCAGCCTGTGACGTGGGGTATTCTTTGACGACAAGTTTACCTGAAGTCTTGGCTCGGATTGCCTCGACCTTTTTGTCGTACATGCTTTTGGGTAGATTCTGTAGATCGTCAAGCTTGACGTTTAACAAGTTTGCGTCAACTCGTTCAGAGATACGCTCCTCTGCCATTTCGAGGGTGATATACAGAACGTCTGTGCCCTGCATGAGATAGTTAGCCGCAAGGTGACACAACACAAGAGTCTTGCCCGAACCAGGTCCGCCCATGAAGACATTGAGTGTTTTCGGGCTTAGTCCGCCATTGGTAATCTTGTTCATGTATTCAATATCAAACGGCAGATGCTTTTCTTTCCTGTGATAGAAAGCAAATCGCTCGTCGGAGTCTTCTAGGAAATCGTGACCAATATTAGTATCGAACGAAACACCCAGCGCTTGGCTGAGCATTTCGGGGATTGCCTCTTTGTTGAATTCACTTGACCCGTCTAGGATTTGAATTGATTCCCGGACAGCATTATACACTGCCTTGTCTTGACAGAAGGTCTCGGTATTGTCGATCATCCAGTCCTGCGCCGGCGGCGAGTACGAATCATCTACTGCTATGTCTGAAAGTACCGACAGGACTGCTTTGAATCCATCTTCGTTTAGATCAGGATTCTTATCAATATCAATGGCCAGGGTTTCTTTGGTCGGTAGTCTATTGAATTGCTCGAAAAAGGAATCAATGCCTTCGAATATAAGTCGTTCGGATCTGTCTGCGAAGTATTCCGATTCTATAAATGGAATTACCTTTCTGGTGTAGGTCTCATCACACAGGAGATTCTTAAGAATTGTGAGTTCGATGCGATCCAAGATCTTTTGCCTTGTGTTTGGGGATGATATGATGCTTGTGATAAATGGCCAACGCTACTTCTTAAAGGGCGAGCTTTCAGGGTATACCCTTTTGCTCACCAGGAATTTATCCGTATCATTTGTCATCGGATCTTCCTTTGCCTCAATCTGCTCTTGGATCATTTCAATCATAATATCACCAAGGAGATTTTCGAATTCTTCCTTCACATCATCGGGGAATTCCATTTTGCGTATATCGTCGGGAACAAACAAAATGTCGTATTCGAATTGTGCATTGACGGTCTCCTCATCCGGGGTACCCAGGCCAATCTCGCCATATTTAAATATGACGCCCGCAAACTTACCTTCGGTTAGCTTGACACACCAATAGTCTTCTGAGATATTTGTCGGATCGGGGACTAGTTCATAGTGTTTCATCTTCTTCATCCTCCACTACTGCACCGTATACAAATTGCTCGGTACATGCTTCGTCAATAAGTTTCATAATATCTGGGGTAAAAAACTTCTCTGGCTTCTTCATCATTGATTTGGCAAAGACCTTCTGCCCGTCAGGGAGCTCCAGCTTTTTCGATATCTGCTTGAATATTCCTGCTTCTATTGCAATGTCTGTCAGACCATAATATCTGTGTAGTCCCGTGTCATATCTGAGCAAGACATCCACTAAGGCATTTTCTTTCGTGAGTCTGGACTTGTTATTCCTACAGTGAATGATATGCCCAACGACTTCTGTTCCTTCCTTCTCCTTCTTGCGCGACAGAAACACAACATAGTCCGCCGCATACTTGATTCCAGAGCCACCGGACTGCTCCTTTGTTGAGAACATTCCCATAGTCTGGTAAGTGTGATTTGTGACGATTAGCGGCACTTTCGCTTTGCCCAGCTTCAGCGTCAAGACTCGAAACGTCGCCTTGATTAGCTGTGCTCGGGTCATATCCTTTGTTTCTTTACCCTCTGCCGTGTCTTCTATTTCTTTCGTGGTCGAAAGCATTCCCAAACTATCAAGACACATCATCATAGGAGGACGATGCTGCTCATCTGTCTCTATATACTTATCCAGGATTGTGATCGCCTGATGACGAAATTCTTGTATTGTGACAACTGGCACACTAATGAATCTGTCGGGGTCGATGCCTCGTGCCTTAAGCATGTCTTTGGTAATTGCGTCCTCTGATTCAAAATAGAACACCGCGGCCGATGGGTTGTCGCGCAAAAACTGCCCAACGATCCCCAGGGTAAAGTATGTTTTCCCCGTAGACGATTCACCCGCGAGTGCCACAATTTTGTTGTTTGGGATGCCACCATAGATTGAGCCCGAGATCAGAGCATTCAGCGCATACGATCCGGTATCGACCCAACTATCAGGATCAGAATAGGTACCAACGTACTGATTATGCTTCTTCAGTAGTTTTACCGCGTCATTAAAAAATCCCATTATCTAGCTCCAAATTTCATCAATAATTCCATTTTTCTTCATTTCTATTGCATCAAACCACAATTCACCGCCGCCGCGAGCAGTGTCTTCCCAGAACTGCTTTTTGTCTGCCATAAACTTTAGCTTCTTTCCGTCTGTGTCTTGTGGTGAAGTTCGGCGTGCCATCTGTTCGATCCACCTTGCAGTTTCTTTTTTTTCCCATTCCATTCTATCGCGGGCGTCAGGCCAATGCATGGTGTTGTCAATATCTGTTGTTCCTGCGTGCCACATAAACGATGCGTGTTTCGTTGCGTAGCGTTTTCCTGTTCCCGAAGCTAGCAGCAAACATGCAGCAGATGCAACGTTGCCATACGCTACGGTTGAGACTTCATTTTCGCAGGATTCTATAATGTCGATAATCGCCCACATCTCATGCAGCCAGCCACCATCGTTATTAATCCACAATTCGATAGGGCCCTCTGACTTGTCTAGGTGTAATAGGTTTCGACTAACGTATTCAATTCCAATTGAGTGAGAATTTTCAGACAGCCCCATATGATGATGATTGAAAACCCTTCGGTCCCTCAGATCACAACCATAGTCATGCAGAAAATTGAATATGGTCGGATGATCATATC